ATGTATAAGAACAAGGCTACGGAAGCAAAGAAGTTGCTTGAGAAGTCTGTCTCTGAATCTGAGAAACGCGAACTTGAAAAGCAAATAGCAAAGTTCAATAACATTCAGTTGGCTAAAAAGGTTACGCTGAATTCTGCTTACGGTGCTATCGGTAATCAGTACTTCCGTTTCTTTGATATTCGTATTGCTGAAGCGATTACTTTGAGCGGTCAGTTATCAATTCGTTGGATTGAAAATCAACTTAACGATTACATCAATAAGATTCTTAAAACGCGAAATGCTGATTATGTAATTGCTTCTGATACCGATTCAATCTACTTGAATCTTGGTCCGATGATTAAAAAGTCTATTCCAAATATTGATAAGGTTGATCGTCTTAAGATCATTCGTGCGATGGATCAGTTTTGTGAACAGAAACTTCAGCCATATATTGATTCTTCGTATCAACAGTTGTCTGAATATGTAAATGCTTATGCGCAGAAGATGAAGATGAAGCGCGAGGCTCTTGCGGATAAAGCAATCTGGACTGCGAAGAAAAGATATTTGATCAACGTGTATAATAACGAAGGCGTTGAATACAAGAAGCCTAAATTGAAGATCATGGGTCTTGAAGCAGTTAAGTCATCAACGCCGAACGCTTGTCGTGAAAAGATTAAAGAAGCGTTTGAAGTTATTCTTACAAAAGATCAAGACGCTTTGATTCAGTTCATTGCAGATTTCCGTCGACATTTTAAATCGTTGCCTGTTGAAGATATTGCGTTTCCACGATCAGTGAATGGTGTAAAAGAATATGCTGACAAAAATAGTGTTTATGCGAAAGGTACACCAATTCATGTTAAGGGTGCGCTTATTTTTAATAATGCGATCCGTTCAAAGGGTCTTGAAAAGAAGTATCAAGAAATCAAAGAAGGCGAAAAGATCAAATTCCTTTATGTAAAAGAACCAAATCCATTACAGTGTAGTGTGATCTCGTTCCTAACAACTATCCCAAAAGAATTTGACTTGGGACCGTATCTAGATTATGATACTCAATTCCAGAAATCATTTCTTGACCCATTGACTATTGTGTTGAATAGTATTAATTGGAAAAGCGAGAAAACAAATTCCCTAGATGACTTCTTCTCATAAGGAGAGATACAAATGAGTTTACTTGATAAGATTAAGAAAAATTCGACGATTAAGGATTCTGCAATTCTTGCTCGTTCCAAGTTCTTTGCTGCAAAGGACATGATTCAAACAAAGATTCCAGTCGTGAACGTTGCGTTCTCTGGCGACCTTGATGGTGGTTTCACTCCTGGTCTCACCATGTGGGCTGGTCCTTCAAAGCACTTCAAAACTGCATTCAGTCTTTTGATGGTAAAGGCATACCAAGATAAGTATCCCGATTCAGTTGTTCTTTTCTATGATTCAGAGTTCGGTACTCCGCAAAACTATTTCACTTCGTTTGGTATCGACACTGATCGCGTTGTTCACACTCCGATTACGGATGTTGAACAATTGAAGTTTGATATTATGCAGCAGTTGACTCAGATCGAGCGCGGCGAACGTGTTATGATCGTCATCGATTCTATCGGCAACCTTGCTTCTAAGAAAGAAGTTGAGGACGCGCTAGATCAGAAGTCAGTTGCTGATATGAGTCGCGCAAAGCAAATAAAATCCCTGTTCCGTATGGTGACCCCACACCTCACCTTGAAGGACATTCCGATGGTTGTAGTCAACCACACCTATAAGGAAATCGGTTTGTATCCAAAAGACATCGTCGGTGGCGGAACAGGTTCCTATTACTCGGCTGATAACATTTATATTCTCGGACGCCAGCAGGAAAAAGATGGACAAGATCTCATTGGGTACAATTTTATTATTAATGTTGAAAAGTCTCGATATGTTAGAGAGAAGGCAAAGATTCCTGTTACTGTTCGTTTTGACGGTGGCATTAGCAAGTATAGCGGTCTTCTTGAAATGGCTCTAGAATCTGGTCACGTCACCAAGCCAAATGTCGGTTGGTACGCAAAGGTCAATACTGGCACTGGTGAAGTTGATGCGAAGAAGTGGCGTTTGGCTGACACCGAATGTCCTGAATTCTGGGATAGCATTCTTGCTGATGATGCCTTTAAGGAATGGATTCGTAAAAACTATCAATTCAGTTCAGCAGTTGCTGGCAACCTAGATGTTGTTAAGGAACAGGAAGATGCTGAATAATCTTCGTGACAAATTCAATACGTGGTATCGCGATTACAAATATCGTAGAGGAAGATTTTATGAAATCTACTCTGACGATAAACTATATCAAAATGAAAATCATGTCGCTGCCTTTAAAATTCTTAAAGGTAAGTACAAAGATGTTGTATTCTCTATTGGCGCAATTAAAGTTGGTGAGACTTTACCAGACGGTTCAGCGAAAGCCACTTTTGATGTTGATGTTATTCAACAGCCCAGTAAATTTAAACGCGACTTGACTCTTGATGAAGGATTTAATAAAATAACTGGTGACATTTTATTGGTTGTTCTTGAAGATGCAATTAAGGCAGCCGACGACAGAATGAAATCTTTAGAACAAGAGTTGAGGGGAGTAGATAATGAATTTGACGAAGATCGAACAGATTATATTGAAGAACCTGTTCAAAAACGAGCAGTTCGTAAGAAAAACTCTTCCGTTTCTAAAAAGCGAGTACTTTCAAGAAAGAATTGAAAAGATCGTTTTTGAAGAAGTTCAGAGTTATGTTCTAAAGTATAATAATCTTCCTTCGTTTGAAGCCATCAATATCTCTCTTACGCAGAGAGATAATTTATTCGAAGAAGATTTCCGTCAATCAAATGAATTGATTGATAATCTTCAAGCGAGTGATGACTCAAGTAAACTTGAATGGCTTATTGAACTGACCGAAAAGTTTTGTCAAGAGAAAGCACTTCATAATGCTATTCTTGAGTCTATTCATATTCTTGATGAAAAGAGCGACAAGACTAAAGGCGCAATTCCTAAAATTCTTTCAGATGCGCTTTCAGTATCCTTCGATCCTAATATCGGTCACGACTATATTGAAGATGCATCAAAGCGATTTGACTTTTATCATCAAGTTGAAAAGCGCATTCCGTTTGATCTTGACTTCTTCAATCGCATTACAAAGGGTGGATTGCCAACCAAGACTTTGAATATTGCACTTGCTGGTACAGGTGTCGGTAAGTCTTTGTTCATGTGCCATGTGGCAGCAGGTGCGTTGAGTCAGAACTATAACGTTCTATACATTACCCTTGAAATGGCTGAAGAAAAAATCGCCGAGCGCATTGACGCGAATCTTCTTAACGTCAAACTTGATGACCTTGCCAATCTTCCGAAAGATACTTACGAAAGAAAGATCTCTCGTATTAAAGAGAACATCAAGGGTAAGTTGATCATTAAAGAATACCCGACGGCATCGGCAGGTTCTATTCACTTCCGTACTCTGTTGAATGAATTGGCAATCAAAAAGAACTTCAAGCCAGATATCGTATTCATCGACTATTTGAATATTTGCGCCTCTGCTCGTCTGAAACATGGCGCTAACGTAAACTCGTATTCTTACATTAAAGCCATCGCCGAGGAACTTCGCGGCTTGGCAGTTGAGTTTAAGGTTCCGATCGTTTCGGCTACTCAAACGACTCGTTCAGGTTATACCAATACCGATCCTGGCTTGGAAGATACTTCAGAGTCGTTCGGTCTCCCTGCGACGGCTGACTTTATGTTTGCGCTTATCACTTCTGAGGAATTAGAAAAACTGAATCACATTATGGTGAAGCAGTTGAAGAATCGTTATAACGACCCGACCCTAAATAAAAGGTTCGTTGTGGGAGTTGATCGTTCCAAGATGAAACTATACGACGTAGAGGCTGCTGCTCAAACTACCTTGGCTGACTCTGGGCAAGAGTTAGATCGCGGCGGGTCATACGAGAAACCAAAGAACAAGTTTAGCGGCATCAAGGTATGAAGTTAGAGCGGATCGAAAAGAAGGTTTTTGCTCTTGCCGAAAATTGGGTCGGCGAAAAGCATATTCCCTCTATGATCCGCGAGTTAAATGCTGCCTTTAAGAAGTACATTGTTTGTTTTTCTTCAGGTCGATTTGACGAAGAATACTATCCAGATCATAATGTAATTGTAAACGGTCATTATTGTTATCGAATACGGGATATTATCCCCGAACACATATACATTCAATTAAACTTTCCAAAAGAAGTTAAAAAGGCGATCATAACTCAAAAGGGTGCTAAAAACCTGGCGATAAAGATTGTTCGGGCTATTCATCATGAGTATCGCCATAAACATCAGCAAAGAGGGCGTCATTGGCTCATACAGAAAGAGTATAAACCTAAACCAAAACAGCATAAATTGAAGGCGATGTATTATGGGAATCCAGACGAATTGGACGCTCATGCATACGAAACTCAAGCCGAAAGATTGAATATAAATAAATTAAGAGCAGCCCATAAAATAGGTTGGCGAGAAAGCGAAGCGATCTTTATGTATCGTATGCACTTTCGTACTGCCGATCCTAAAGTTTGGAAAAAATTCTTAAAAAAGGTTTATAAACTCAATGTTGAAGTTCAAACAGTACCTGAAGGAAGAAGAAAAGACCGAGCACATAGATGACTTTATGAACTATGTTCGCGACTTCCTGCAACTTGAAGAAATGCCTGCACTTGAGTTGATCCCAGACAAAAACGTTGCAATTGAAAACAAAAGTTTCGGTGGGTATAGTCCAAGCGAAAAGAAAATCTATTTAAATACAGGTGGTCGTCACCTAGCTGACGTGCTTCGCACTTTGGCTCACGAAATGGTTCATCATCAGCAAAACTTGAAGGGAATTTTAACCCGAAATGCTGGCGAAACTGGCAGTGACTTTGAGAATGAAGCAAATAGCGTTGCTGGTGTTATAATGAGGAATTATGGGAAGCAAAATCCTAAAATTTATGAGTAATGGCGCAATTAAGAACTACAAGTAAAGGACAGTTAGCCAAATACACTGCTGGTCTTTTAAGTGTTGTTGGTTCTTCTATGAATAGTAGAACTGGCATAAAAGCGGGCATCAAAACTGTCATTATAAAAAATAACGATAAAAACAAGCAAGTATTGAAAAAGTACTCGCAACTTGCATCATCATCCAGTACAGAAAGAGCAGCCTTAGATTTGATCCTAGAAACAACTAGCGGTTTGGTTGCTATTGGTGCTATTGATAAACCTAAAGACAAGGGTAACAAAGGCGACATTGCTGAAGGTATTCTTGCCGCAGCAATTGCTGCTCGATTTGTAAATAAGAATCAACCGATTGACTCAAGTAAAGTAAAGGAAATCATTTCCTCCCTTTCAACTAAAAATGGTAAGGTTGTAGAAAAATCATTCCCATCACCAAATAAGAATCCCAAAATCAAAGATACAGTTCAATTCTATTTGTCGCTTGCTGAATCCAATATGAAATTCTTTTTAGATCAAAGTTCATGGGACTCGTACAGTGATCTTTTTGATGCGGCAGCAAAATACGCAAACGGTCAAACCATAACGAAATGGTCTAAACTACTTTACGAAAACAATCAAGAAAATGTAATTGATGTAATCAGTGATGGCGTCGGTGACCAGAAAGGCACAAAGGTTGACGTGAAAGTTAAGGTCGATGGTAAAGCAACAAACGTTAATATCTCTCTAAAAGCAGATGATGTTAAACAGTTCGGTCAGGTTGGCGGTTCTGAGTTTGAAAAACAAATTACACTTTGGAATAAACTTGCAGGTATTGATGTTTCAGAATTGGAAGACGATTACACTAACCTTTTAAAGAAGAAAAAAGTTGAAAAGGCTGTGTATCTAGTATATGATTATGTGTCAAACAAAATGAACACTATGCTAAAAAACAAAAGAACTAAAACGACTTTGTTAAACAATTTGGGTAGTGGTATACAAAAGTTTGCAACAAGCGGTGAAGAAAATGTAACTTTGGTTCAACTTGCTGGTGGTGCTGCTAAAGTTTATGATTTCGGTAAAGTGATGGGCGCAATTCAAAATTTGGATTTGAAAGTAAAGATTATTGACTCCAGCGGTAAACCAAGAATGATTATTGAAGACAAAGATGAAGAATCATTTTTGGAAGTGCGTGTGAAAGCAGAAGGTAAACCTGATGGGTCTACCTATATTAGAAACTATATAGAAAAAGGAAAACTCCTAACTTCGTTGATTGCTACATCAGCATGATTTAATTATAACTTGGGTGAATTATGACTACATTTGTGACTGGCGGTTTGGGTTTTATTGGTTCTAATTTCGTAATCTCTCATCTGAAAAAGTATCCTGAAGATGAGATCATCGTTATTGACAATTGTTCATATGCGGCAAACGAAAGCAATTTAGACGGTTATTGGAACGATTGGCGACTCAAACTCAAACGTTGCGACATTCGCAACTTCGGACATTTGGAGAGTTTGTATCATGATTACGAACCGCATATTACTTTCCATTTTGCTGCTGAATCTCATGTGGATAATTCCATTCGCGGCGACGACGTTTTCTTGGATACAAATATTAACGGAACTCACAATATCCTCAAGTGTATCAAAAAGTACGGAGGGAAATTAGTTCACGTTTCTACTGATGAAGTATATGGTAGTTTGGGTCATGATGATCCAGCGTTCACAGAAAATACACCATACAATCCACGCAATCCGTATTCTGCAACCAAAGCAGCCAGCGATCATTTAGTTCGCGCTTATGTAAACACGCATAACATTGAAGCAGTTGTGACAAATTGCTCAAATAACTACGGTCCGCGACAACACTCAGAAAAATTCATTCCAACTGTGATTCGTCACATTAAGAACAATACACCAATTCCAGTTTATGGCACAGGTCAAAATGTTCGCGACTGGTTGTTTGTTGAAGATCACTGCGATGCATTGCTGACTATTGGTCAAAACTTTAAGTCAGGTGAGCGTTATAACATCGGTGGTGGCGTTGAGATGAGTAATCTTGATATGATTACACTCATCCTTGATCTGATGGGTAAGCCAGTTCACATGTATCAAAACTGGATTAATTTTGTTCCTGATCGTAAAGGTCATGATTTTAGATACTCAATGGATGCGAGTAAAATTGCTCATGACTTGGGTTGGCAAGCAAAAACGAATATTAATGATGGCTTAATTAAAACTTTGGAGTATTATAATGCGTAAAGGGATTATTCTATCAGGTGGTATGGGTACTCGTTTGTATCCATGTACTGAAGTGACATCGAAACAATTGCTACCAGTTTATGATAAGCCATTGGTTTATTATCCTCTTGTGACTTTGATGTTAGCGGGAATTCGCGATATTTTAATCATCAACTCACCAAATGATAGCGAACAATTCAAACGTTTGTTGAAAGATGGTTCGCAGTGGGGTTTGAAAATTGATTACATGATTCAAGAAAAGCCAAACGGAATTGCCGAGTGCTTCCGTCTCGCTCAAGATTGGATTGGTAAGAATGATGTTGCTCTTGTTCTTGGTGACAATATTTTTTACGGTAATGATTTGATCAACCGTTTCAATTACGCAAAGAACAATACAGGTTGCACTTTGTTCGCATATCATGTACAAGACCCAGAACGTTTCGGCGTTCTTGAACTTGATGAGCATGGTGATCCAAAAGCAATTCTCGAGAAACCAGCCGTTGCGCCAACAAACTATGCTGTAACTGGTCTATATTTCTATGACAATAAAGTCGTAGATTATGCGTGGCAAATCAAACCGTCTGCTCGCGGTGAACTTGAAATCACAGACATTAATAATCTTTATATGAAAGATCACGATTGTAAAGTTGAATATTTGAATCGTGGTATTGCTTGGATTGATACTGGTACGTTTGAATCACTTGCAGAGGCATCAACCTTTGTTGGTTCAATTCAAAGACGAACTGGAACAATGATTGCTTGCCCTGAAGAGGTTGCATATCGTAATGCTTGGATTACAGAATACCAACTTCAAGAAGCGGCAAACAAGTATATTAAGTCGGACTATGGTAAATATTTGCAGAAGATCATTAAACTGGGAAAACATAATTGAGGTGTGCTATGAAAATTTTAGTTGTTGGGCGTGGATGGACAGGTAAAAAAGTTTTAACGGAACTTATGAATCGCAATCATGTTGTGACGATTTCCGATCATAAGAATGCGTTGGCAGAAGCAGCAGATGGCGTTTATGATTGGGTTGTGAACTGTGCAGGTATGACAGGATCGCCAAATGTCGATGCTTGTGAATTAGATCGCGAAGGAACCACCTACGCTAATGCCATTTTTCCAGCATTACTTTACAAATCCTGCGAAGAAAATTGGCACAAGCCACGTTTGGCTCACTTCTCGAGCGGCTGCATTTACCAAGGTGAGATCTCTCATGTAAATGATGATCCAAATTACTTCGGTAGCATCTATTCAGTAACCAAGGGCGTTTCGGATCTTTATTTGAAGGATCGTGCTCTTGTTTTCCGTATTCGCATGCCATTTACTGGTCTTAATGAGAAAAAGAATTACCTAACCAAGGTGATGAATTACGCCAAGAACGCTAAACTTATCGACGCAGGTCAAAACTCTCTTACTGACCTTGACGAAGCCGTTCGTGTTGCATGCGATCTTATTGAAGACGGCGAATCAGGTCCTGTGAATCTTGTAAACGAAGGTTCGGTCAATATGCACGAACTCGTGGAGTTAATGGGTATTGATAACGTTCAATGGTTTACGCCAGAAGAATTCAAAGAAGCCACTTTGGCTTCTCGTTCTACCTGCACGATCCCAGCGCATCCTGCTATGCGTCCAGTTCGTGAGGCGTTGACTGCTGCTCTTGCAAAAATGAAGAGTAATTAAAAAGAAACTAAATATACTCATATCCCACAGAGCGGAGAGTATGTTTTTAAATGTTATCGTTTAGCACCTATTTACAAGAAGAAATAGAACCAGTTAAGCATTTAAAGCACTTAACACACGCAGAAGATAACTTTCTACATAGCGGTGAAACAGGTTTTCACCATACGGTAGATGCTCTCTCAGCAGTAAACGACAAACTTAACGGTGCGTTCAATACTACAAAAGTGACGACCAAGTACGATGGATCCCCTTCTATCGTGTTTGGTCGTCATCCACAAACGGGCAAGTTCTTTGTTGCCAGTAAGTCGGCTTTCAACGTTAATCCAAAAATCAATTATAGTGAAGCCGACATCGATCGCAATCACGGTCACGCACCTGGATTAGTCGAAAAACTTAAAACTGCGCTTCGACATTTACCTAAAGTCGCCCCAAAACATGGCGTTTATCAAGGCGACCTAATGTATACAAAGGGTGATGTGGCTAAAAAAGGCGGTAAATATCATTTTACTCCAAATACAATCACCTATTCTACCCCTGTAGACTCAGAACACGGTCAAAAGATCGCAAAAGCCCACGTCGGATTAGTTGTTCACACAAAGTATCACGGTCCTGATCTTGCAAATATGACTGCAGGGTTTGACGTAGATCACGATAAATTTGGGTCTCACCCAAGCGTTCACCTTATTCATCCAGGCGTAAAGCCAGTCGAACACTCTGAAAAGAATCAAAAAGAGTTTCGCACCTACCTAAATTCAGCAATTCGCCACCACCAAGCCTCTCATCCAGAGATGTATCACGTGGCTCGAGCCCATAAAGATCATTTAGACCTTTATATTAATCACACCGTTCGTGAAAATACGACTCCAACGGTTGAGGGTTATCGTTCTTTCGTCTCCAATCGTTACGAAGGCGAGATCGAAAAGAAGAAAACGCCAAAAGGTAAACTCAAACAACACGAACTTTTAAATGCATTTCACAACGAAGTCGACAGAAATGGTAAACATTTAGCCCAAGCGTTTAAGATTCATCATGCTATTCAAAAAGCGAAAAATGCACTAGTGCAAACTCTATCTTCCTCGACTGAATTTGAACACCATATAGACGGTAAAAAAACCGAGCCAGAAGGGTTTGTTATGGTACATAATGGACATCCAACAAAATTAGTAAATCGTGCAGAATTTGCTCGTTCTAATTTGCTAAAAGGAAGAAAAAAATAAATAATCTTATTGCCAACAGATGGTAAAACTATGAGTAAAGCAACACTAGTGTGGGGTCGTTTTAACCCTCCAACAGAAGAAGGTCACGGTAAAGTAGTAAACTCCGCAATGGAGCACGCCGAAAAAACAGGCGGCGCTCACTACATTTTCCCTACACACACTCAAGATAGTCGTAGCAATCCGCTATCCCACGACGATAAAGTTTCAGCGATGCGTCGTTTGTTTCCAAAAGCAAACGTCGTTTCAAATTCAAAGGTTCGTACTCTTATTCATGCAATGCAGCATTTGGAAAGTAAGGGGCATACTCACGTTACCCTAATTGCAGGCTCAGATCGCGTTCCAGAATATCACGAATTACTAAACAAATATCGCGCAAAAGAATTCCCAAAAATTAAGAAAGTTGAAGTTGTTTCTGCAGGACATCGTGATCCAGACTCAGAAGGTGCGGAGGGTATGTCAGCCTCAAAACTTCGCGGTTTGGTTTCGTCAGGCAAACGTAATGATTTCATATCTCATTATAAAGATAAAAAATTAGGCGCTGAACTACACGATAAGGTAAAAGCAGGAATGACTAAACTCAAAGAAAGTTATAAAGCAGTATTTCTTGTTGGTGGACCAGGAAGCGGTAAAGATTTCTTGATTCATTCTGTATTCAATGAACATAATTTAATTGAATTAAGTTTAGATAAACTGCATAAAGCAATTTTAGAACAAAAGAATCTTCTTGAACTAGAAGATTATCCTTCTGTAATTATTAACGGTACTGCCGAAAATAAAGGAAAGATTGAAATTGCAAAAACAATTTTAGAAGCCATGGGTTATGATACTGCCATGGTTTTCGTTTATACATCAGATGAAGTTTCGCGCAATCGTAATAACTTCCGTTTGATGAAAGGTTCGAAAACATTTAATGAAGAAGTTCGTAAGAATCGTTACGATGAATCACTAAAGAACATGAATGCATTTTTTGAAGAATTTAAAACATTCTTCATCTATGACAATTCAGAAAATATTATTATTGCAGAAGAAAGCCGCAAAGCAGAAATTGGCGGATGGCTTCGTGAATTGTCAGAAGGTGTTGAAAGATTTTTAGATGAAAGAGTTTTGGAAGCAGGGACAAACGATGCTTCAAATTTTATGAAGCACTTAACACCAGGACAGGTCACAAATGATGTCAAGAGTTATGCGGAAGCTGAAACAAGTGCTGACGAAGATAAAAAGAAAAATATTCGTCGAAAGGAACAGAATCCCCTTGAAAGTAGTCAGGGAGATGCAAGAGGGGGCGGCATTGCCGTTGCCAGGTCTGCTGAGCCAACCATTGGCGAAGAAGAAAATAAGAAGTCTAAGAAAAAGAAATTGAAAGATATCTCTCCTCTTTCTGTCGCAAGAATGGGAATGAGCAGTTACTTTGATGGTCGCATGGGCGCAGTACCATCAGGTGGAATTGGTTTAACGACAACAGCAATACAAGAAGAAAGCAAATGAAAAAGTTTCCTCCTGTTGCAAAAGATAAAGAATCAGGATTGCCAAAGAAGTATGTGGCAGGTTTAAGTAAATCTACTGCAAAGGCTCGTGCTGCGCATTGGAAAAAGGCAGCAAAACTTTCCGACAGCGATCCACGCGCATACAAACCTGCACCTGGTGATGCAACAGCAAAAACAAAACCAAGCAAATACACAAAACGTTTTCATAAAATGTTCGGTGAACAAATTGGTATTGTTGTTGAAGGTGCACCAGAAAAGATTGAAGGAACAAATTGCGCTAACTGTATTCACTGGGTAAAGGAATCAGAGAAGCCAGTCGACAAGAGCGAATTGAACGAATATGGTGGATTGAAAGCGCCAAACGAAGCATACGTTGAAATGTCTAAACATGCTGATCTTGTTACATTGCCAGGAAAGGCAGTTGTTAAGATAAAAGCATATTGCAATCACGAGGACATTCATGACTTTGTGACAGAAAGAATGTGCTGCGCTTATTGGGACGGCGAAGGTGTTAAAAGAGAATATAAAGGAATCAGTCCAAAAATGGACGAGTCCGTAGAGTTAGATGAAACAATCGTAAAGGTTGATGGTAAGTTTCGTCTTGTTTCTAAAAAGACTGGACGCAATCTTGGAACTTATGACACAAAGGCTGGCGCAATGAAGCGCGAAAGACAAGTTCAATACTTCAAACATATGGGTGAAGAAAAGATGGCAGATTATAAACCAAAGGTCGGCGATCACATTTCAACTATTAAAGGTGGTCAAAATACTGGTAAAGTTGAAAAGGTTGAAGGTGGTCATGTTTATTTCCGCAGCGATTATAAGCGCAGTACACTAGGTCGTGGTGATGACTATTACCCAATATTTAAAACACATGTAAGCAACGTTCGCTTACATGAAGTTGCACTCGATGAAATGGATAAATCTCAACCATCTTCAAGTCGTGGTGCTGAAGGATTAGCATTAGGAAAAAAAGCGAATCCAGTTAAACGCGATGAAGTTAAATCAGGTGCATTGAAAATATTGCAAAAACAATATAAAAAAGTAAAAGAAGAAGTCGAGCAGGTTGATGAAGCCAACATGCGCTTCGATTATGAAGCAGCCGCTCGCCCAAAATCATCTGATGTCAAGAACTTCTTGAATCGAGATAAGAATGCTCGTGCAGCTGCCGCTTCTAAAAAATATATTCGCCGCATGACAAAACTTGGTGGTCTTGGTCCAAATCAAACCAAGAAAGACACCGAAGCACACATGAAGGCTCATTTTGAAGAAGTCGAGCAAGTGGATGAGGCTCGTGGATATAAAATTGAGCCTAAAGAGTCTCCTGTATTCAAAGGCTCAAGAGCAAACCCAATGATGCGGCACTTTAGTGTCTCTGTTGGAAATAAAGAAGTTGGCTGGCTAGAACATGACAAGGACGATGACACAGTCCGTGGTAGTTTGCATGGTAAGTCTGTCAACATAAGCAGACATAAAGGGGATACTGTTGCTGACAAATTCAAATCATACATTAATCAAATGAAAGAAGAAGCCGAGCAAGTGGATGAAGGCTCAAAGCGCATGAGTGCAGCCGTCAAATTACAACGCGCATTTGACAGAGAAAAAACTGCAAGCGATGCCAGCCGTAAGCGTGGCGAGGAAATGCTGACTCAGGCTCGCAAAGAATATGATAAAAAACAAGTCGCTAAGACAAACGAAGAAGTCGAACAATTTGAAGGTTTCTTATCCTTTCTACGAAAGAAACCTGTTGCAAAAAAGAAACCAGCAGTTAGCCACAAACATATGCGCGCTGTATTCTCAACTATTGAAAGACAAACGCGAGTCGCGAAACCTCAACAAACAGGACCAGTCATTCACCGTCATACAGTTGCTGCATATGAAAGCGTAGAACAAATTGATGAACGCAATAAAGCAAACGCAGAAGCCAAGAAAAAGGTATTGCGTCAGGCTGGCGTGAATGCAGCAATCAGCGGTAAAGTTCGATTTGGTGGATCTGCACTACAAATGGGTCGTGAGGCTGCAAAGAAACTTCCTTCAAAGGGATTAGCAAAAGCCTATCGTGAATTGCCACGCGTTGCTGAGCAAATGACTGATAATGCTGCAATTACTAAAAAGACAGAACGTGAGCGGCGCATTCGCGATACTCGTGTAATTCATCATCAAAATCGCCATATTCATCAAGCCGCAATGGGCACGATGGAAGAATCAGCAGGTAAGTCACTTGCCGATAAAGCGAGAAAGTCGGGCATTTCGCTTGGCACTTTAAGAAAGGTTTATAATCGTGGCGTTGCGGCTTGGAATTCTGGACATCGTCCAGGAACCACGCCACAGCAGTGGGGTCATGCTCGTGTAAATTCCTATATTACAAAGGGCAAAACCTACCACACAGCCGATAAGGATTTGCGTCGTGAGTCAGTAGATGTCAACGAGGCATTTGAGCGTGAATTTGGCGACAAATAAATATAACGTACCTAACCAGGAGTAAACTATAATGTTCATTAAGGATAAATCATTACTTTCAGTGGCTGGCGCAGCGAAGGCTGTTATGGCTACGAAACTAAAAGAAGACGTTGAAGTTCAAAAAGCAGGTCTTGTAAGCATGGCTGACAAGGCTCTTGTTGACATTTTCGGCGTTTATTTGAAGGCACATACCTATCACCTAAACATCGACGGCGCAAACTTCCCACAATACCACGCACTATTTGGTGAAGTTTACGAAGGTCTTTACGGCACAGTAGATAATCATGCTGAGCACATTCGTATTCTCGGCGGATATGTAATGCTCTCACCAGCAACTCTTGCTCGTAAATCTTCAGTTGTTGAAGACACTTCAGCAATGCTCGAGCCACGTCAGATGCTTGCAAATCTAAACGACGAACTATCAAAACTAGTTCGTGAATTGAAAACCGTATACGCTGCAGCAGAAGCCGCTGGCGAAATTGGTTTCTCAAATTTTTTGCAAAATAACATCGAAGCATTTTCCAAGTTAAATTGGAAAGTTGCTACAACGCTCAAAGGCGTTTAATTAGTTACTGAGGATAATCGCATGGAAATCGAAAATTTAGACGAAAATGCTGCTTGGCACAAAGTTTTTACTTCTGGTTCTGAAGCGCTCAAGAGCAAGTTAAAGAAAGTACATGCGAAAAATCCAAAGTTTCAGGCTTTCTTAAAGAGCGGTGGTTATGAAGGCGAACAAAAGAGCGCCGCTCAAGCCAAGAAAGATGTCGCTGTAATCAACAAAGCAAAAGCAAAGGCTGCTGAGCCAAAGAAAGTTGATCGCATTGAATTGATTAGGAGAGCCGTAGAAAAGCGTAATGCTCGCAATAAAGAATTTAAACTTCGCAGAGCATTCGGTGGTGAACCACTTGGCGCCGAGCACGACAATCCAATTTCAATGGCACGCGCAGGTATGCCAATTAAGGGTTATCGTTTGGGTGAAGAGATGGATGCAAAAGAAAAGAGAATTGCAAATTTAAAGAGACAATTGATCAAGGGTGTTGCAAGTAAAGGAAAGAGCCGAGAAACGGCAACTGCTTACGCAAGCATGCCATCAGCACACAGCCGCAGTCAGGCTGCAGGACATGCTGCAGATCTAAAGAGAGATCTTCAATCAAAATACTCAAAGCAATTTGCTGAATCGCACGAACCAATGAAGCCATATGTCAAAAGAGCGCAGCAAAAGTTTGATGCCGAAAGAAGAGCGCAAGAACTAGAAGACAGAGCAAAAAAGCGACAAGCTGGCACTTCTTATGGTCTTTATCTTGCAGCGGCAAAAAAAGCAAAACTCAAAGAAGGTAGAATGAAAGACATTGCTACTGATCGCGAAGAAACAAGTCGCCTCAAAGCACAAGAAGTTCTTGGTGGTCCAGTTGTTGCAAAGTCAACATTACCTGCAGGAAAGCGCCCAGCAGGACAACGTCGTGCACGCAGCCTCGCTCGTGCTGCTCTCAAAAACCTACTAGTAAAAAGAAAAGGTAAGTAAAATGAGTTCATATAAAGATACATTTTTAAATCTACTCGTCAAAACACATTTCGTTGAAGAAAAAGACGAACGCGAGTACGACTACGAAGGTGACATGGCAAAGTCACAATTGAAGAGCATTATTACAAATGCTCAGAGATTGCATGACATGCTAGAAGATGACACCAACTTACCTGAGTGGGTTCAGAGCAAGATTACTCTTGCTGAAGACTATGTTCTTACTGCCGCCAACTATATGGAAGGCGAAGAAGATCTAGACGAAGAAGTCGAACAAACAGACGAAGCAGTTCGTATTGTTGATGTTGAAAGGGGTTTGCCTAGGAAATCAAATGTCAGAGTCCGACCAGGGTCGTTCTCGGCATCAGATTTTAGAGATCGTCTTGCTGTAGCAGCAAAAGAGCGTCGCAAAATCACAGGTGCACCAGGCGTCAAGGGATTCAATAAAGATATTGGTTTTTCTCCAACCAAACACATGGACACTAGTTATGTTCGAGCAATAAAGAAAGAAGAACTCGAACTCGATGAAACCCAAAAGAAACTCAAGCCATATCACTGGCGAGCAGAGTGGCGTTTGGGTACAGAGACTGATGTTGACAAGAACAACAAAAAGATCTTTGACAAACTTGCAAAAACTGATCCAGTTAAGGCTTCAGCATTTCATGATAATCTTATGAGAATGAAAAAGAAAGACATGAAGGAAGAAGTTGAAGAAGTCGAAGAAGGTGCAAAAGATTGGAAGAAAGCATTCGGTGCAGTTTCGACAAAAAATTTAAACAAAGATCTTTCTTCTATTAGAGGTAAAGTTCGCCGTTTAGATCATTCTGGGTTACAACCAAAAGTTGATATGACTCCGAAAGTGACTGCTGCAGTAAGTAAAAAAGGTTCAACTAAAGTTGACGAAGAAGTTCGCTACTTCTCTGGAACAACAGTCAGCGGTAAGCCATGGAAGTTCATTCCACCAGGCGAGCCAAAAATGCTCAGCCCAGAGTTCGTAAAGGATCGCGTTCCAACGCTCACAGACAAAGAAGCCCATGAAGTTTCTGTTGTTGCAAAAGATCAGTATAGCGACGTTGATAAGAAGTTTGCCGAAATGAGCGAAGCGAAGGCTGGCACAGTACCAAAAACGCCAAAAGAAAAACAATTGGCTGCAAAGGCTCACCCAAAGCATTTGATTACTCGTAAAGATGTATTACATGCTCGTGGTGTCAAACTTGGCGAAGCAGAGTTGCGCGAAAAGGTTCGTGAGAAACTCGGCGCACCTGGCAAGACAATGACAAAGAAACCAGCTGATCCAGTAGTGTTTCACCCACTTGGTAAGAAAAAGAAGTAATTGTAAATGACAAACGAGATTGATAAATTAAATGCAGATCTAGATCTATTTTTGGCAAAACCATTTTTAGATCTACCAACTGCACACAATACAATTGCAATGACTTTAGGTCAACATGGAATCATCCTTCCTGCTTTAAATTTAAAGGGGGATGATGAGTTCTTGTTTGAACTTAAAGATGGTGCTAATGATTATACTGGGCATTACTTGTATATCACATACGACTTAACCCCACAAGGTTACGATGTGTATGCAAACGTCGTCGATGAAGACGAATTAGATGCACTCGGCGTAGATGATGATGAACTTGAAGAAGTTGAGTCTGAAGATGAAAATCCAACTGACTATGGTATTTCTCCATTCTTATTGCGCACGAGAAGAACAGACGACACAAGTTGGTAAGTCGTATGTTTGAAAATTTGAATGACGATAATTTTTTATTATATGCTATGAAATGTTATAGCAAACCAAATGCTATAATTAGTGAGTTTGAAGAAGACTTAAACAGAATACAGTATATCAAAAGATTAATCACAAAGTACCGTGATTCGGGTGAGTTTAAAGGTCGTCTCATATTAAATCATATTACTGTGATTTATAATGTGTTCGGCGTGGAAGGTGCTACAAGAATTTTATTTTATAAGTTGGATGAAAAAGACTACGAAATTATCAAACCGTTTTTGGTGTTTTTAAATTTTATGCCAGAAACGATTTATGGTATTCGCGGTAAACATATACGATCAAGTAATGTTGGTCTGGATCAGGAAGCGGTAAAATGTCTAAGAGAATTAAAGTAAAAGAAGAGGCACCAGCAGTATCAATTGCAGCAGGTGGCGTTCCGTCTCTTACGAACCCATCTGACGTTTATGCGTTACAACTTAAAAAGAGAATCGGTAAAAAGATTTTACGCAGAAAACCACCAAAGTTATGAGGCAAAAATGAGAAATACTCTTATACTTTTTGCTTTGTCATTTACCCTTGTTGGGTGTGAAGATACATATAGATATCCTTGTCAGGATCCTGCAAATAAGGATAATCCTGAATGCAATCGCCCAGCGTGTGAAGCAGATGGATTCTGCTACGACACATTGAACGGTTTACCGCCAAAACAAGTAATTGAATTGAAGGTTGAAGAAGTACCTGCAGAACCAGTTGTAGAACAAACTGCAGAAGAAACTAATATAGATGAATCTACAGGAGAATAATTATGTTTAAAGGACCACGTTATACAGAAAGTGAATTGATGGCACGACTCAAATTTACAGTCGGTCTTTCTCTTGCTTTTACACTTACGGGAATTGTGTTTGTAGTTCTCTACTCACTTATCTTCGTAACTCAACCAATGCAGCAATCGCCAAATGACGCCAAGTTCTTTGAGTTGATTACGCCAATTGCTACTTTCTTGACTGGTATCCTATCAGGTATTATGCTTGGTAAAGATGACAAGAAACCAGAAGCACCAAAGCCACCAGAGCCAACTCTTGGTGATCCAACACCAGATGATTTAATCCCAGAACCAGTTGCTGAAGTTGCACCACTTGTTGTTGCAGGCGCTGTCGGTGTTGCTGCTGGTGCTGTTGTTGCAGATGCAGCAAAAGAAGACGAAGACGAAATCGCTTGAGGTGACTTATGAGTTTAAAAGCACTTCAACAAAAAATAGGCGTAACAGCAGACGGTGCGTGGGGTCCTGGTACTCTACGTGCTGCTGCTGCCTATTATAAATTATCTCCAGCAAGAGCAGCGCACTTCTTTGGGCAAACTGCTCATGAGACTGGCGGATTCAAAGCATTCTCTGAAAACTTAAACTATGGAGCAAAAGGTCTCCGTGGGATTTTTGGTAAATATTTCCCAACCGATGCTCTTGCATTACAATACGAACGCAAACCAGAAAGAATTGCAAATCGTGTTTATGCGAGTCGTATGGGCAATGGTCCAGAAGCGTCAGGTGACGGTTGGAAATATCGTGGACGTGGTGCATTACAATTGACAGGTAAAGATAATTATCTGGCTTTCTCAAAGTATTGTAATCGTCCAGACGTAATGACAAATCCAGATCTCGTTGCCACGGAATTGGCATTTGAATCTGCGATGTTCTTTTTTGAAAGAAATAAACTTTGGACAATTTGCGATCAAGGAGTGACTGATGCTACGATTTTATCCATTAGTAAGAAAGTTAATGGTGGTACACACGGCTTGGAAGATCGCAAGAATAAGACGAAAACGTACTTCGCGCAATTGAGCGCACCTGGTGCAATTGCTGCACCTAAAGTTGCCGCAGCACCAGCGGCTGCAAAATCTGCAGTAGCATCCTCAGGTAAAGTAAATCCTGAAATGCAATTATCTGAACATTTTAATTTGAAAGAGTTTACTAAAAGTGAAACTGCAATTCGAAAAAGGATTGATAACACACCAAATGCAGAACACGCTAACAACCTTAAAATGGTATGCGAAAAGATTCTTGAACCAGTTCGTAAACATTTCGGTAAACCTGTTCGTATTAATAGCGGGTATCGGGGCGCTGCTCTTAATGCCGCTGTTGGTGGTAGCAGCAAAAGTCAGCATTGCAATGGAGAAGCGGTCGACTTCGAAATCGACGGACTCCCAAACCCAGACCTAGCGAAATGGGTTGCTGAAAATTGTGAATTCGATCAGATCATTCTTGAGTTCTATGATCCGAAAGAAGGACCAAACTCTGGTTGGGTTCACGCATCTGTTTCATCAAAAAATCAAAACAGAAAACAAAAACTTACTGCGTTAACAGAAAAAGGTAAAACTGTGTATAAACCAGGTTTCATATCATAAGAGAGAAAAATGCCAGATAAATTAAACGCAAGTAAAACAATCGTTGCAAATACGATAACAAATACTCAGTTAGCATCAAACATATTGCCTACTGATAGAGTTCTTAAGTCTGGCGATACAATGACTGGACAACTTACCATTTCTGCAGGTGGTTTGAATATGGAAACCACAACAACATTGCAGCAAACAAAAGAACGTGTGAATGTGAGCGCTACAGCGTTAAGTGCAAATTTGACTGTTAACTTATTAGATGGCGCTGTGACTTATCTAACAAACGATGCAACGGCAAACTCTACAGTAAATTTTAGAGGTAATAGTACAACTACACTTGATTCTTTGGTTTCAACAAATCAATCAATCACAAGTCTTGTAATCGTTAAAAATGGTGCAACAGGATATGTAATTGCAAACGTTCAAATTGATGGCACAGGCATCACACCAAAATGGTCAGGAAATACTACACCAACAGCAAACACTAATGCTCTTGATGCTTACGGATTTACAATCATTAAAACTGCAACAAACACATATACCGTACTTGGCTCAAAAACTGAATTTGTATAAGGTAGATTAAAATGCCTTTACTGTCCACAATTGCAAGCGGATCTATTTCAGTTACTGGTGGCGCCAGCGTTCGCATTGTTAGAAAAAAAATTGCAGGTGGCGCTGCTGCTGGTCCAGTTTTCATTGATTATCTTGTGATTGGTGGCGGCGGTGGTGGTGCTGGTCCAGGTGGCGGTGGTGGTGCTGGTGGTTATAGAGAAGGTGCAAACTTCGAAGTAAGTTCTGGCACAACATACACAATCACGATTGGTGGGGGCGGTGGCGGTGGCTCAGGTTTTGCCGCAGGAACAAGTGGTTCAGGTTCAGTATTTCACACAATCACTTCTGCTGGTGGCGGTAACGGTGCAACAGTTGCCTCTCTTGGTGCAGCGGGTGGATCTGGTGGATCTGGTGGTGGTGGCGGTTATGGAACCACAACAGTAGCGGGCACAGGTGGCGCAGGAAACACACCATCAACTTCGCCAAGTCAAGGAAATAATGGTGGAGCAACATTCACATATACTCCTGGACCATACAGTTCTTTGACAGGAGTTCGTGGTCTTTCTGGGGGCGGTGGTGGTGCTAGTGAAGTCGGAGAAGCTGCATCAAAAAATACTGTTGGCGGCAATGGTGGTGGTACAGCAGGAAGAGGTGGTAATGGCGTAGCCTCATCAATTTCTGGATCATCAGTAACACGTGGTGGTGGTGGTGGCGGTAGTAGCGGCGGCAGAAATCCACCACACAATCAAATTGTTACTCAGAGACCTGGTGGTACTGGCGGTGGTGGTGCGGGTGGTGGTTCAACTCCAGCAACAGCAGCAGGCACAGCAGGAACAGTAAATACTGGTGGCGGTGGTGGCGGTGGTGGAGCCTTCGGTACACCAAACGCAGTAACTAGCCCTGGCGTTTCAGTTCAGCCAGGTGGTACAGGCGGTTCAGGTGTCGTGATTATTAAATATGCTGATAGTTACCCTGCAGCAACAACTACTGGTAGTCCAACAGTTACGGTTTCTGGCGGCTTTAGAGTTTATGTCTTTAATGCCTCTGGCAGCATCACATTTTAATAGAAGTTAAAGATTATGAAAACACTTGAAGAGAAAAAATTACTCGTCAAGATGGCGAGAATGTTTGGTCAACCAGTTGATCAAGCACTTGTCGAATCAATCGAAAAAGAAGAAAAACTTGCTAAACTTCTTTTTAAAGAAGAAGCACCACCACCTGAGCCAATAACAGAATCAATTCCTGAACCAGAACCTGTAATTGAAAAGGTTGTTGAGCAACCTGTTATTATTACGGAAGTTGATATTGATCGTGGTGGTGTTTCACCTCCCGTCCCTCCAAAAGAAGTTGTTCCTCCAACAGTTGATTACATAACTAAACCAACGCAAGGTGAATTAGTTAAACAAACAATGAAGGCGTTGAACACAGCAGCGCCAAAAATTATTTCAACTCTTGAACGAAAAGAAATTGAAGGTATCAAACGCACTCTCTCTGAGATGATGCAAAAGATCGGCACACTCACTTGGGGTGGTGGTGGTACTGGTATTGTTAAGATTTGGGATGCCGACGATTTAGATCGCGCAAATGCTGCTGATGGTCTATTCGTACAATATAACGAAGCAAGAAAACAATTTACTTTTGCCGCAGGTGGTGGTGGCGGTGGAGCACAAGGTGCGCAGGGGCGTCAAGGCGTTCAAGGTGCACAAGGTGTTCAGGGAGCAGTAGGAACGCAAGGCGCACAAGGTATTCAAGGTGCACAGGGTTATCAAGGTTTCCAAGGTCATCAAGGTGAACAAGGCTTCCAAGGTGAACAGGGGATTCAAGGTCCACAAGGCGAACAGGGATATCAAGGAACACAGGGTGAACAAGGATATCAAGGTGTACAAGGCGCGGCTGGTTTTGCAACAGTTAATACGACTCTCGTAACCGCTTCAACATACACCGTTGATGCAAACGATTATTACATTGGTGTCAATTATGCAGGAAACGTATCAATCACAGTTCCTGCTTCAACCAATGGCAGAATGATTGTAATTAAAGATGAATCGGGAAATTGTTCAAATAATCCAATATTAGCCGTCGGTACTATAGATAACGATGCAAATGGATTTAGTTTGCAAATAGATAACGGAGCAGTGCAAATGCTTTATCGTTCTGGCTGGAGAATCATCTAATGACATATTTGTTTAATAAAAATGTAAACCCACAAAATAATAGTATTGTGGTTTCTACAAGTAATCCATTACCTGTTACTGGTAATGTGACTGTTAATTCTTCAGAAACGCCACTCACAATTAATGGCATTTCACCAGATGCGTTTGGTCGTACTCGTGTTTCTGAATTGTTCACACTCGGCGATTATAAGCATCTCTTTGCAATCGATCCAAACTTTTTGGATGTCACTTCAAATGGCTCAGTTACATTTGAGATGAATAAAGCACAAGCAACACTCTCTACAAATAGTAATTCTTCTGCTTATGCAATTCACCAGACTAAATTTTATCACCACTATCAACCAGGAAAGAGTCAATTAATCTTTTCTTCTTTCAATTTTGGTGCACCAGATCGAAATGTAACGAAAAGAACTGGATATTTCGATGATCGCGATGGTATCTACTTCGAACAAGTGGGTAGTGATACGGCAAATGGAAATTTAGTCGCAAATACAACACAGACGCTCAACTGGGTTATTCGCTCATATACTGGCAATACAGCAAATGAATCCAATGTAGTTACAACAATTAATGGTGTGCCTTATACTTACCAGCGTCGTGTTCCACAATCAGATTGGAATGTAGATAAATGCGATGGAACAGGATTGAGTGGATTTAATCTAGACATCACCAAAACTCAATTAACCTATACAGACTTTCAATGGCTGGGTGTTGGTCGTGTTCGTTGCGGATTTGTTCATGATGGTAAAGTGATTATTGCTCACGAATATCTCCACTCAAATGTTCTAGACGAAGTTTATATCGCAAATCCAAACCTTCCAGTTCGCTGTGAGATTAGAAACACAGGACCAGGAACTGGTGGAGTAATGGAACAGATTTGTTCTACCGTTGCCAGCGAAGGCGGTTATATTGAATCAGGTATTGATTTTGCAATCACTGCAAATAATCGATCAACCGCAACACCTTCGGCAACTGAACTTCCATTAATTGCAATTCGACTTAAAAATACTTTCCAAGGATTTCCAAATCGAATCAGCGTTCGTTTAAATCAAATTGCTCTGCATACTGAAACAAATAGTATCGTCTACGAAATTCGTAAACTTGCAAATTCATCATATTTGGCTAATAATACTGGTGCTCTTGTTTGGACTTCTGCTTCACCATCAAGCGGTGTGGAATATTGTATCAATGCAGATACCATTACTAATGGTGAGTCATTTGCTACAGGATTCGTACCTGCTGGCGCATCTCAGAACTCCCTTTCTCCAGTTGCATCAGGCGCATTGACTGCAGCAAAGAAAAATATCATTGTGCAGAACTTCGACTCAACAGATTCAGAAGTTTATGTAATCGTGGTTAGAACAATTACCACAGCAGGAAATCAGATTGCATCAGTCGGTGCAGCCTTGCAGTGGCGCGAGATTTATTAGTAAAATAAATATCAAAAAACAAAGGAAGATTAAATGGCAGGCAAGTTATCTGGTGGTGCAATTGAAGCAGGAACGATCGAGTTAAGCAAGCTTGACTCCAGTCTCAACACGCAGATAACTTCTTCTGGTGGTCCTAAAGTGAGCAATTTAATTTATTTTGGGGCAAATAGTTCAGCAAGAGCATCAGGCGGTCAAACGATTACGCTCTTGGGTTCAAACTTTGCATCAAACGCATCTGTTTATATAAACACAACAGTAGCACCTTCGGTCACTTATATAAGTTCAAGCAATGTGCAATTTACGACTCCTGCGCTTTCTGTTGGAACGTACTTGGTATATGTAATTAATCCAGAAACTGGTGCATTTGGAGTTCGCGCTCCAGGCTTATCAGTTACAAATTATTAGAGGCTCAAATGGCAGGTAAACTATCAGGTGGTGCAATTCAGTCAGGAACAATTAGCACAACGCAAATTTCCTCTGCGTTAAATACGACTATTTCGGCTGGTGGTGGTCCTAAAATCTCAACGATCATTTATCCTGATGATGATACTGCTGCAAATACGAATGGCGGTCAAACTCTCTATATCACAGGCTCGGGTTTTAAATCAAACTCAACTGTTTTTATTAACGGCAATAACGTTCCTTCCGTTTCTTATATCAGCGCAAGCAATTTATCATTTACTGGTCCTGCTCTTTCTTCTGCAACATATCCTGTTTATGTGATTAATCCAGAAGATGGTGCGACTGCAATATTAATTCCTGGATTGCAGGTATCTGGCGAACCAACATGGGTAACTGGTGCGACTTTAGCTGAACAAGATGCAACTGGCACATTTAATATTTCTTTATCCGCAACTGGTGATGCACCATTGACTTATGCATTGGCTGCTGGTAGTTCATTGCCAGGCGGCATCACACTTGCGTCAAATGGCGTTATCAGTGGCACGATCACAACACCACCAGAAACTGATACGACTTATAACTTTACTGTGAATGCAATAGATGCTCAAAATCAAAGTTCCTCAAGAGCATTTAGCCTTACTGCTACGACGGGCGAGGGTGTATTGTTTGCCAATAATGTTCTGTTGATTCATGCTGATGGTGCGAATAATCAAAACAATCATACGTTCTTAGATTCAAGCAATAATAACTTTACGATTACAAGAAATGGTAATGCAACTCAAGGAAGTTATTCGCCATTTAGTCAAACTGGGTGGTCAGGATATTTTGATGGAACTGGTGATTATATAACTGTACCAGATAACGCTGCATGGGATTACGGAACTGGCGATTTTACAATAGAATGCTGGACATATCAAACATCAATCGGCACTAACGTAATTTTGGTAGGACAATATAATGCTAGCGACGGTAGTTCGTTTGAAGTTTTAGCAAATAATAGAGTTGCATTTTGGTCTGAAGGTTCGTTTAAAGCATATTCAGCAAATACTGTTTCTGCAAATAAATGGAATCACCTTGCAGTGTCAAGAAGTGGAACTAATTTAAGATTGTTTATTAATGGTGTATTAGAAACCACAGTAACGGATAGCACTAATATAGCGGGAAGCACTGCTGCGCTTCATATAAGTTCGAGTGCAACTAGCCCAGGAGCAGGTGTAATAACTGGTTACATGTCAAATGTTCGTATTGTGAAAGGAACTGCCGTCTATACTGCAGCGTTTACTCCTCCAACTGCACCACTAACTCCTATTGCAAATACACAATTACTTGTATTACAATCAAATCGTTTTGTTGACGAAGGACCAAATAGTTTTACAATTACACGCGCTGGTGATGTGTCTGTTCAATCGTTCTCGCCATTCTCATCTGGTCTCTTAAGTTCAAACAGTCATAGCGTGTTTTTTGATGGAACTGGAGACTATCTAACTTACAATGCTGGATCAACATTATCTTCTATAGGAACTGGACCATTAACAATTGAAGCATGGGTATATTATACAGGAAATCACTCTGGCTTTCATGATATTTTTATAACCAATACTGGTATGGGAATGTTATTAGATGCAGGGAAACTTCGTTTTTATGGTTTTTCTGCAACAACGGCTGCAACAAATTTGGTTCAAAATACATGGGTTCATGTTGCAGTTGTTCAACAATCTTCTAATGTGTTTGGTTTTATTGGTGGAACAAAGGTTTTAGATACAACTACTAGTACAGCATTTAGTGGATCAACGGGATATATTGGTTCTTGGAGTTCAGGTAATGAAAATTGGCCAGGATATATTTCTAATTTAAGAGTTTCAAATAGTGCAAGATATACAGCCAATTTTACGCCATCAACAACACAATTTACTTCAGATGCCAATACGGCATTACTTACATGTCAATCTGCAACATTGATTGACAACAGTACCAACGCATTCACGATCACGCGCAATGGTGATGCAATACCAAGAACGTTTAATCCGTTTGGGCAAACTTTTAATGCAAACATTGCATATTCAACAGCGAATGTTGGTGGTAGTGCATATTTTGATGGCACTGGAGATTATTTGAGTATCGCTGATGATGTTGCTTTAGATGCATTTACTGATTTTACAATTGAAGGTTGGGTCTATTTTAATTCTGCTGCTGATAGCCAAGTAATTGTATCCAAAGGATGGGATGCGGCATCAACATTTTCACCTTATATTCTATATACTAGCAGCGGCGGTTTAGTATTTACGGCTTCCGCTGATGGATCATCTTGGGGTGTGCTTAATGCGTCTGTAATACCAAATATCACTGTTGGTAGGTGGTATCATTTTGCTGTCACGCGAAGTGGCAGCACAATTAGATATTTTAATAATGGTGCGTTGACAGGAACGTCAACACTTTCTGCGGCATTGATGAACAGTACTCATGCATTGACAATTGGTTCTCACCGCACAGGAGGATATTATTTAAATGGATATCTATCTGGACTTCGTATAGTGAAAGGTACTGCTCTCTACACCAATCCATTCATTCCACCATCAGCACCATTTACGAACATCGCTAACACATCCTTGTTGTGTAACTTCACCAACGCTGGAATCTTTGATCAAACAGCGAAGAATGTTTTTGAAACAGTTGGTGATGCAAAAGTCAGCACTGCACAGTACAAGTATGGTAGTGGTTCGATTGCCTTTGATGGAACTGGTGACAATATTACAATCCCATCATCTCCTAATTTAGATTTTGGTACTGGCGATTTTACTATAGAATTGTGGATTAATTTCTCAGCGTTAAGTACAAATAGAGTACTGTTAGATAAATGGGTATCTGGAAATGCAAATAGTTGGCAGCTATATTGGAGATCAATAGGAACATCAATAACATTCTTAGTTGGCGCTAGCACTATATTATTGCAAGACCCTTCTACTTCTAGAATCACAACAAATACTTGGTATCATATCGCTGTCACTCGCTCTGGATCAACGAATAGATTGTTTATTGATGGCACACAAGTCGCTTCTGCAACTGATTCAACTAATCTCACTAATACTAACCGTTTATGTATCGGTGAGCAGTTGTCAACTCTTACAAACGATTTTAGTGGTTACATCGACGATCTTCGCATCACCAAAGGTTATGCTCGTTACACAGCCAACTTCACTGCACCAACTGCGAAGTTTAAGGATAAATAGGTACGTTTTTTGCATCTTAAAATAAAGCGACGGAAAACCGTTGGCATTATAAATAGGTATAATTACTAAAGAATTGACGTTTGTCATTTAACTGCTGATTTACATAGTTTCCGAGTGCAGAAACTATAATTTATGTTTTTGTTATACTAAAAGACATAAAAGTCAGGAGAGAAAATGAGAAAGTTACTTTTTGCGCTACTATTCGCAGTCGGCGCAGCACAGGCATTCGCCCAGACAACTACAGTTTCTACGGTCAATACGACCTCAGATGTTAATACAACATCTACTTCAACTTCGACTTCGACCTCCACATCGACTTCGGACAATACCAACACGAATGTAAATACGAATAATAACATTCAATCTGGTACTGCAACGAATATTAATCAGAATACGAACACTTCGACCTCTACTTCGACTTCTGATAATACGAATACGAATGTGAACACAAACACTTCGACTTCGACCTCTACAAATACCAATACCAATGTAAATACGAATAATAATATTAACAGTGGTACGGTAAACTATAATAACAATAACACTACAACTAGTGATAATACCAACACTAACATTAACACCTCTACCGTTAATAGTACAAATACCAATACGAATGTGAATACAAATAACAACATTCAGTCTGGTACTTTAACGAATAATAACAACAACAATAATGTTAGCACCAGCACCTCTACGAATACAAATACCAA